GGCCGGCGATCGAGCACAGCACGACGATCTCGGCCGCCTCGGCGTAGCCCTGCTCGCGGGCTTGGGCCTCGATCGCGGCGAGATCGGGAACGGGCGGACTCGCGGCCGCCTGGGTTGCTTCAGACATTGGAGTGCCTCCTTTTGTGAACTTGGGTTTTGACAACGACTCGGTCATCGCGGCCAGGGCGTCGCGGAAGGTGCCGACGCGGTCGGCGAAACCCTGGGCGACGCTGTCCTCGCCGTAAAGGATGCCCGCCTCGGTCGAGCGCACGGCCGCGGCGCTCAGGCCGCGGCGGCGGGCCACGGCGTCGACAAACATGCCGTAGAGCCGGTCGACCTCGGCCATGAGCACCGACCGGGCGCCATCGGAGAGCGGCTCGTGCGGGTTGAAATCGTTCTTTCGGGCCCCGGCGAAGATCGTCGTGTAGCGGAGACCGTTGGCGGCATCCCAGCCGCTCTGGTCGAGGTGCATGGCGATGATGCCCACCGAGCCGACGCCGCCCGTGCGAGTGACCCAGATGCGGTCCGTGGCCGAGGCAAGCAGATACCCCGCGCTCAGCGCCCAGTCGTCGACCGATGCCCAGACGGGTTTCAGCCGCGCCGCTTCTTCGATCAGGCTCGCCACGTCCCACGCGCCGTTGGCCTCGCCGCCGTAGCTGTCCAGGCGCAAGAGGATCCCCCGGACCTGCGGGTCCGTGGCGGCCTCGAGGATCTCGTTGCCCAACTGCTCATAGGAGGTGAGCCCCGACTGCGCATCCATCCCCGAGGCGCGGTTGACCAGGCTGCCCGAGACTTCGATGACGGCGATGCCGGCGTCGGTCACGGCGTAAGGCTTCCGCGACCGTTGTTCGGTGAGCAGTGCCGCGTCCACGGCAGGCGGCTCCAGGCCGAGGCGCGGAGCCAGCACGGCCAGAATCGCCGCGAGCTTCTTCTGATCGATCATCAGCGGCGTGTGGAACACGCGCGAAGCGATGTGCGGAAGGTTCGTCATTGGACTAGCGGTGCGGGCTCTGGCTCGATGATTCGCTGCCCGTTGCTCGTGGTCTTGCGGGGATCGGAGTCATAGGTCAGCCCCAGCGAGTCGGCGCGTGCGTTGTCGGCAGCGGCCTGCCGGTCCACGTCCTCCTCGTCGTAGCCCATCTCGTTGATGACGGCGCTGCGCGGCTTGAAGCCCGCGCGCACGGCCGTGACCTCGGCGTTCATGTCCTTCAACGGATCGACCCAGGCCCAGGAGGGCGGCCGCCATTCGACATCGAGGTAAGCTTCGGGCGCGCGGGCGTAGTCGCGCGCATCGATCGCGCCGGTTAGGGCCGCCGCTTCGATCCACGCCCGCCACACCGGGCGGCAGAACTGAAACACCATCACCTGGTGCTGGAACTGCTCGCAGCGGCGGCGGAATTCGAGCAGTCCCGCGCGGATCGAGGAGTAGTTCACACGCTCGAGGTCCCCCGTGAGTTGCTCGTAGGTGATCCCGATGCCCGCGGCGATCGCGCGCAACTGGACGCGCATGAACTCCGTGTACATGCCGCCCACGTCGCCGGGCTCGGTGAACTTCACATCTTCGCCGGGCAGCAGCTTCACCATCGAGCCGGGTTCGATTCCAGCCAGCGGCGCGCCGCTTGAGTCCGTCTCGCCCTCGCCCGGCTTCGCGCCGATCACCGGGTCCTCGGGGTTGTTCTCGGTAATGAAGGCTGCAAACATCGCCGCCAGCTTCTTGCGCACCAGCTCGGCGTCGTCGTACTGATCGAGTTCGTGGAGCTTCACCAGCACCTGCGTGAGCCACGGCTGGCCGCGATGCTGACCAGGGCGCAATGGCTTGTAGATGTGCAGGACGGTATCAGCTGGCACGCGCGCCGTCTCGCCGGCGTTGAAGAACATAAGCTTCTCGCCCGGGTGCTCGCGGTAAAGGTGATACGCCACGCGGCGGCCGAGCTTGTCGAACTCGATTCCCGCACGGATGACGTTTCCGTTGGGCAGATTCTCGTTTTTCGTGGTCGGTAGGTGCTCGGCTTCGAGAAGCTGGAGTTGCAGCGGCACGGTCAGCCCGTCCTCGGGCCGGCGGTCGCGGATGCGGACCAGACACTCGCCGCCCTCGATCGTCGAGCGGCAGACCAGCGCCTGAAGCCCGTAGAAGTCGGTCAGCCCTGCGGCATCGGCCTCGTCGGTCCAGCGCAGCCAGAGTTCCTGAAGCCGCCGTTTGACCGACGGGTCCGGGTGTTTCGATTGCGGCTTGATGCCCGTGCCGACGGCGTTGCCGACAAAGCTTTCGACCGCATTGCTCGCCCAGGCGTTGCGGCGCACCATGTCGCGGGAGCGGGACCGCAGAGCGTCGCCACCGCCGGCCACCAGGGCGTTGATCCCTTCATTTGAAGGGTTCCAACCTTGCGTGCGGCGCGTGATGGCGGCGGCCTCGTAACCAGTGAGCGCCCGAAGGGGCGCCCCAAACGCCGCCCGCATCAAGTTGCGCCAGTAGCCCATCAGAAACCTTTGGTTGTATAGGTCCGGATCACGCGCGAGCGCGGGCGCGCCGGATCCGCCGCGGCCATCGCGGCTTTCACTTCGGCGATCGCCTTCTTGAGTTCATCGACGCTGCGGTACTCGAGGCTTCGGCCCTCGAACGTCACGCGCAGCGTGCCGCTGGCGAGCGCCGCCTCGAGGGCTTCGAGTTGGGCTTGCGAGTAGGCCATGGGTCAACGCCTTATCGCTTCATCCAGTTCGAGCTCACCGTCCGGCGGCGCACGGCGCGCGGCTGAGGCGGCGCCGCCGGTTCCGGCTGTGTGGCCGGTGCAGGCAAGAATTGCTCGAGTTCCCGCCAGTGCTTCTCGGTGAAACGGTCGATGCCGTAGATCGAGGCCGCCGCGCGTGCATAGACCCGGCAGTCCAGCGCCTCGTTGCGCCGGTTGGGCGCGACGACCCAGTGGCCTTTGACCAAGCTCTCCGAGGTCAACTGCCGGAAATACTCTTCCTCGTAGCGCGGGAAGTGGCAGTAGCCCGCCGGGAACGGCTCGCCGCTTTCCTTCGTCGGCGGCACGAGACGCAGGCGGCTGTAGAGTTCCGACTTCGCCACCGAAGTGCCGAGCGTCCACAGCCGTGTCCCGCGCCGCTTGCTCGCATCCACGGGCGAAGCGCCCAGAATCAGCCGGTCCGTCCGCGCCGTGCCTTTCACCGCCACGGCGGTCTTGGGATGCGCGGCCCGCGCGCCAGCCGGGCCCCAGGAGGCCTGAGGATGGCCGCGCACCCAATCGTATGTGATGCGCGGGTTGAAGCCCGAGTCGACGCAGAGCACGCGGATCGGCAGCCGCATGCCGCTCGCGTGCGGGAACTCTTCCTCAAGCAGCGCGTCGAGCTGCCGCCAGACATCCGCTCGCGCCGTGTCGCCCACGAGCACGCGGTAGTCGACCGACCAGGACTCCTTCGCTCGCCCCCAGGCCACCACTTCGACTTCGATCCGGTCCCGCTGCACGTCGGCGCCGGCGGTGAGAAACAGCCCGCCCTGCGGGACCGTGCCAATCGGATAATCCTCGCGCCGGTCATACAGCGGCTGCCAGTCCGGCGCATCGCCGCGCTCCTGCCACGACTCGCCGAGCACGAGATTCACAAACGACTTCAGCCGCTCGACATCCTTATGCGCCTTCTCCCAGTCGTCGGCTGCGCGCTCCCAGGAATACCACCCCACGGGGCTGTACAAGCTAGACAGGTGATACCCGCGCGTGCGCCCGTCGCCTGCCGCTTCGGGCCGCCACTCACCTCGCGCGAGCATCCCGTTCTTCTGATGATTGAAGATGGCCTGCTCACACGCGATGCAGTGGTAGGCTGCTTTGCGCGGCTCACCCTTCGGCCAGCGCAGACGCTCGAACTTGAGCACCTGGAACTCGCCGCAGTGCGGGCAGGGCACCCAGTAGCGCCGCTGATCGCTTTCAGCGAACGCTGCCTCGATCCGGCTCAGGCCCGTCACCAGTGGCGTTGAACACATGAAAACTTTGCGGCGCGAGAACGTCCGTGTTCGCGCGAAGGCCAGGTTGATCGGATCACCCTCGCCGTCGACGTCGCCCGGATAGGCGTCGATCTCATCCAGGAACAGATAGCGCACGGCCATCGAGCGCAGCCCCACGGCGCTGTTGGCCCCCGTCATGACCAGCACGCCG